ACGTCGGCAAAGCCTCCTTGTGATAGAGTGAAAAAGGATTTTGATGAAATCTGGAAATTTTACCGACAAAAATGCAAAGACCAAGAAAGGGAAGGATGCGAAGGAGGGAAAAAAGAAGCTTTTGAGAAATACAAGGCAAATCTCAAAAAACACAAGCACGAGGAGATAAAGCAAGCCGTTGAAAATTACGCTGAACTTTGCTTGATCAAAAACACTTTTTTGAAAAATCTTAGCACTTTTCTAACACCTTCAAAAAATCAAGTTGAGGAATGGAAAGATGGAAGTGAGAACGAAGAGGTATTAAAAGAGGCTCAGAAATACCAAAATAATGCACGAGGATTCAATAATAATAAAAATACATATGGAAGCATAGGTCAAGTCAGAAAATACCAAAGAGAGACACCTGAGCAACTTGCAGAAAGACTCAGGATTTTTGAAGAAGAAGAAAAAGCAAGAGAAGAGAGGTGGCTATGAGTGACGGAGTAGTAGACTTTGAAAAAGAGAAAAGAAAAAAAGAAAAAAAGAAAAAAGAAGAAGAGGAAGCGATTGCCTTTGTAACTGAAGTGTACGGCTGGTTTGAGAAAGAAATAGACTCAAAAACAGGGATAACTTTAAAAGATTTTTTAGTAAGACGAGGCTTTGAAAAAGCCGATTACCAAAAGTTTAAAGATCAAGTTTTTTTTTCTGGCTTGGAGAAGTTTAAGATAACGCCCTCTTTTATCTCAAATGCTTTACAGGGTATAAAAAAATCAAGGGTTGAACTTACAGTACTTAAAGAAAAGCTACCGCTCACTTTAGAAGATCAAAGAAGGGCAAAAGAAGTACAAAAGAAGCTCCAAAAAATGCTGGTAGAAGCAGGAGAGAAAAAAGAAGAAAAGAAGGAAGATGAAAAAAGAAGCAAGTTTTATTTTTATGAGTGCTACGACATAAGAGATCAGAATTTTTGCTATGAGTGCAAGGGAAAGCTAGAATTTTATGATTTTATAGACGAGCTAAAAAAAGAGTATCCTATGGTCAAGATAGTTAGGACGAGGAATTTTAAAAGAAGGGGGGAAGACTGGACAGTAGGATATGAGTCCTTAAGGTAGTCCAGACTTTTTTGAGCTTTTATAGTATATGAGGAGTACTAAAAAGCTTAAGCGTCTTTAAAACAACAACAATAAAAAAGACCTTTACCTTTTAAACAATAAATTTTTTAAACGCAAGCACTTTTTTTCTGGAAGCATAAAAAAATATTTCTTTTTTTTTTAAAAAAATAGTTGACATAGTGAGAGTTATTTTTTAAATTAAAGTTATATTATTGATTAACAACTCTATTCAAGAGATTCAAAAAACAGGAGGGGAGAATGACAATAAAAAAGCTAATTGAGGAATTGGAAGAATTTTTAAAAGAGATGAAAATAACTATGGATAAATACAAAAAAGAAGATGATGAACGAGCATCAAATACAATGTCAGATAAGCCAATGGGCGAATTTAAACTCTAAAAGATATCCTGCTTTAAAAATGTTTTTTGCAGTCCCAAATGGGGGAGCAAGGCACGTAATTGTAGGGGCAAAGTTAAAAAAAGAAGGGGTCAAAAAAGGAGTTTTTGATATTTTTATAGACTACCCTTCAAAAGGGTATCATGGGTTCAGAGGAGAAACAAAGACTTTAAAGCCCAAAGGATACCTTACAAAAGAGCAAAAAGAGTGGGGGAGGAGATGGCAAGAGCTAGGGTATTATACTTGTGTTTTCAGAAGCCTTGAGGAGTTTATAGTGGAGTTTAAATCTTATATAAAAACCTAGTATTTGTTTAAAAAAATAGTTGACATAGAGGGTTGTATTTTATATATTAAAAACATAATAAACAACAACAAAACTAAAAGGGCAAACATGTTAGAAGACATAGACCAATACTACTGGGAATTAAAATCAATAGAGCTAGATCTTTTTTCAAAATTTCGCATAAGTGTAAAAGCTGAAGAGTTAAGCGAAAGCGTTTTTGATGAGATTATAGAAGAATATGCAGAGGATTTAAGAGCAGACATTGAAGACTATAATGGAGACGTCACTAGGCCAAAGCCTAGATGGAATGTCCCAGAGTTAATTGAACTTAAAGAGGAATATCTAGAGGTTATAAAGCAATGAAAATCCTTGTTAAAGATTTAGTTGCAGGAGGCAATGCCGTCTATGAGTCAGAGGGTAATTCCCTTTACTATCTTTTAGAAGACAGAATAATCAACGGTAAAAGCGTAAAAGTTAGTTTTAAAGGAATTGATGTAATAACACATGAATTTTTAAATGCTAGCATTGGTAGACTTTGTTCAAATTTTGACAGAAAACTTCTGATAAAACAGAAACTTGAAATTCTGGACACAAAAGACTCTCATAGAGATTTTTTCAAAGCTGTCATTATAGCTGGTCGAGAATACTATAAAAAAAAAGAAGAAATTAAAAAGAAGTTTTTTGAAAAATGAAAGATATTTACAACCCTTTTTCAATGCGTGAAATCATAGACGCTGGTCTAAGATCATATACAAAAAGGAAAAAGCAAAAGAAAACAATTAGGACGAGGGAAGACATACTAAAAGCCACAAAAGAATTTTTAGAAAGAGGAGGCAAGATAAGAAAAGGAGAAGATATAAAGCCAAAAACAAAACTTGAGATGAAAGAAATAAATCTCATGAGGAAAAAAACTTGGAAAAACTCGTAGATGGACAAAGAAGAGTTTATCGAAATTCAAAAAGAGCTAGGGGTTATGAATAAAGACCTAGCAAAAGATTTAGGGGTTTCTGTTAGGACTATATCTTACTATAAAAACGGAAGGTTTGAGCCTTCTGAAGATATAGTAAAAATTTTACTAGTAAAGCTTGCTCTAAAAAGAATATCTGAAAAAGAAAGCAAAAAACAAAATATTTCTTTAAAAAATACTTGAATTTACACATAAAAAAGATTATTTTTTGTTTATATTTAAATTAAAAAAAAGAGCGAAATGTTAGACGAGAGAGAAGATAGGCGTTACAACTCAGGGCGAAGAAGATTCTTCGAAGGTTCAAAAGAGCAAAAGCATTTCTTAGTCCCGATAGAAATACTTGAGGAAGTGAAAGAGAACGCTTTGAAAATATGGGAGAAGAGAAAAAAGAAAATAAAAAAAAAGAAAGATGAAATTTAAGTTTTTTAAAGAAACATTAAATTCAAGTTCATTGTATTTTATAACAGTGCTTTCTATAACACTGAGTGTTTTCTTGAATCTTTACTTAGAAAAAACAAACATAGAAAAAATAGAAAACTATAAAACAAAAATTACAAAGCTTGAAGATGATCTTTCAAAACACAAAGAAGCAAGCAAAATAAACCTAGAACTTTTAAGGCTCTACAAAGAAAACGTGGAATTTTATAGTAAAAAGAGGAGAAATTGTGAGTAACTTAAACAGAGTAACTTTAATAGGAAGAGCAGGGAATACGCCAGAAAAAAGAGCGACAAGTACGGGTTCAGAGGTTTCAAACTTTAGTATTGCTACTACAGAAAAGTACAAAAATAAAGCTGGTGGGAAAGAAGAAAGCACAGAGTGGCATAATGCAGTAGCGTGGAATAAAATCTGCGACTATGTAACAAAGTATATCAACAAAGGAGATCTAGTATACATAGAAGGAGCTTTAAAGTATAGTAAATACACAAATAAAGAAGGCATTGAGAAAAGTAAAACTGAAATTCTTTGTAGTAGTGTTAAGTTGCTTTCCTCTTCTAAAAAAATAGAGAACGGCGAGGTTAGGCTACCAGAATTCTTAGAGGACAGCTTTCCTTTTTAAAATTTTATACTAACCGACATAAAAGAGCCTTGAAAATAGAAACGCTAAACGTTGGTGATATAGTACCAGCAAAATATAATCCTCGAGAAATTACAAAAGAAGCCTTGGAAGGGCTTAAAGCCTCAATTGAAACCTTTGGACAAGTAGACCCTCTGATAGTCAACAAAAGAGGGAACGTACTAGTAGGAGGACACCAAAGGCTCAAAGTACTAAAAGAAATAGGAGTAAACACCGTTGAATGCGTTATTGTAGACTTAGACGAGACAAAAGAAAAAGCTCTGAATATCGCTTTGAATTCTCAGTATATATCAGGGGAGTTTGAAATCAAAGAGCTTGAACCTATTCTCAAAGAACTAAAGTTTAATTTTGATCAGTATGAAGATATTAGGCTAGATGTTTTTGAGCTTGATTATGACCTTGACTTTTTAGAGGAAGACGAACAAGAAGGCATTAATGGCGATGAAAATTCAATGCCAGAAGAGCTTGATAAAATCCTTATAAAAAAAGGAGATTTTATTGAACTTGGTGATCATATTTTACTCTGTGGGGATTCTACCTCTGAAAAAGACGTTGAAAGGGCTCTTAATGGCCATGCCCCTAATCTTATGGTGACTGACCCTCCTTACGGGGTAAATTATGAGGCCGACTGGAGAGCAGATCGAAAAAACACAAAAAAAACGGAAAGAGAAAAAAACAGCAAAATAGAAAATGATGACAGGGCCGACTGGTTAGAAGCATACTCTCTTTTTAAAGGAGACATTGCTTATGTTTGGCATGCTATTTTGTATACTGACGTTGTTATGTCTAACTTGAGAGACGCAGGCTTTGAGCTTTGTCAAAATATTATATGGAATAAAAACGTACATGCCCTATCCAGAAGCAATTACCACTGGAAGCACGAGCCTTGCTGGTACGCTGTAAAAAAGGGGGGAGAAAGAAACTGGAAAGGTGGCAGGACTCAGACTACTGTCTGGGACATAAAATCTATAGCCTTTGAAAAAGATAAAACTGGCCATCCAACACAAAAACCACTAGAGATCTATGAAAGGCCTATAAAATTCCACACTGATAAAGGAGAACATATTTATGACCCTTTTGGTGGCAGTGGAACTTTGATAATAGCCTGTGAAAAACTTAAAAGAAAAGCGATAAGTTTGGAGCTTGCCCCAAAGTTTTGCCAGACGATTGTTCAAAGGTGGGTAGAATACACAAAAAAAGACCTGATAAAAATCAATGGAGAGGAAGTAGAGTGGAGTGAATTTACTCAAGGAGGTGTTTTTTAAATGGCTTACTCAGAGAAGGAAAAAGCAAAAATTAAGGCTGAGTTTGAGGCAGGTTTAGACAGTCAAGGAAAGATCTGTCAAAAATGGCGTATGTCTAGGAATACTCTGAAAAAATTCGCTAAAGATGAAGGGTGGATTTATGGCAAAAATGATAGGGAATTGACACACACTATCAATAAAAATGCAACGTCAAAAATCATTGAATCAAAAGCAAAAGAATTAGAAAATTTTACAGAAAACCACATCAAATCAATTAAGAGTATTACAGCTTTAACCAGAGCGACAATTTCACGACTTGGGAAGCAAGTTGACGGCACAAAGAACCAAGTTGACAAGCTAGAAAGCGAGGCTATTTTTTCACAGCAAAAATTCTTGAAGATAGCTAGCGAAACTCTCGATACTTGCTACAAATCACAAAAATCAGCACTAGGACTAGACGAGAAAAAAGAAAGCGAAATCAACGTGCAAGTAAACAATGAGAGATTGCCAGATATAAAAATTATTGGAGTTTCACCCGATTCACCAGCTCCAGAATGAGTGCAATCGAACTCAAACTGCCGCAAAAGCTAGCGTGGGTTTTTGCTAAAGATTCAAGATATAAAGGGGCTTACGGAGGTCGAGGCTCTGGGAAGTCTTTTTCTTTTGCTCTTATGTGTGCAGTCCTAGGAGTAAGGAAAAAAATTCGTGTGTTATGTGCTAGGGAGTTTCAAAATTCGATTAAAGACTCAGTGCTTCAAGAAGTTTCAAGCGCGATAGAGTCGCATGAAGTTCTTAGAGATTACTATGATGTTGGAGTTAATTACATAAAAGGCAAAAACGGCACAGAATTTTTGTTTAAAGGGCTAAGGCATAACTATAGAGAGATAAAGTCAACCTCGCAAGTCGATATTTGCTGGGTGGAAGAGGCAGAAACAGTCAGTGAAAAATCTTGGGCTGTTTTAATCCCAACTATAAGAGCTAAAGGTTCAGAAATTTGGCTTACTTGGAATCCAGAATCCAAAGACTCCTCTACTCACAAAAGGTTCATACTTAACCCTCCAGAAAATTCAAGAATTGTAAAACTCAACTATAAAGACAATCCTTGGTTTCCAGAAGAGTTAGAGGACGAAAGAAAAAGAGACTTAGAGCTTAACCCTGATACTTACTCTCATATCTGGGAAGGAGAATGCCTAGAGGTCACAGAAGCCCAAATTTTTAAAGACAAGTGGATCGTTGAAGACTTTGAAGAGCATGAGCTAGGGGGGAAACATCTTTCTGAGGGAGTCTATTACGGTACAGATTTTGGTTTTTCAAACGATCCTACAGCTTTTGTTAGATGTTATATTTATGACTCCTGTCTTTACATAACTCACGAAGCTGGCGGTAAAAAAATAGATTTGGATGACTTGGTAGAGAGGGTTTATTCTAAAATTAGAGATTTTAATAAGTTTGTGATAAGGGGAGACGCTTCGAGGCCCGAGACAATATCCTATCTTAAAAAAAATGGCCTAAGAATAATACCAGCTAAAAAATGGAGTGGATCTGTAGAAGATGGGATAGCTCACATAAGAGGGTATAAAAAAGTAATTATCCACCCAAGGTGTACAGAGACCATAAAAGAGTTTAGAACCTACAGTTATAAGGTAGATAGATTAAGTGGGGATGTTTTGAGAACTATTGTTGATGCTAACAATCATTATATAGATGCTATTAGATACGCTCTTGACCCTATGATCAAGTCTAAAATAACAATTGCACAAGCAATCAAAATGAGCAAGGGGAAATGAATAAAAGCAAGTTGACTATGCCAGAGGCTCTAAAAAAAAGAAAAAGGTTGGATTCTTTTACTTCAAACGTCAAAGGTGTAGGCGGTGACTATGACTTAGGGAGTAGCCTTTATTTTTCTGACTACAAAAGAGTTTGGAGAGAAGAGCTAGAAAATCTTTACAACAAAAACTGGCTAGCGAACAGAATTGTGGATCAGCCAGTCGAAGATATGCTTTCTTCTTGGGTAAGCTTTATAGAGTTAAACGAAGAAAAAGGCATCAGTTTTGTAGAAGAAGTAGAAAAAGAACTAAAAAACTTTGACGCAAAAGGAATTTTGTCCAGTGCTTTTAAAGAAAAGAGAACTCATTACGGGAGTGCAATTTTTTTTGACTATGGAGATGATTGTAGACTTGAGTTAAAAGAACCTAAAAAAGAAAATCTTGAGCGAATTGTAGTCGTTAATAATTGGTATTGTTTTCCACAGACATTTTATAAAAAAGGTCGATTCGATATTCCAAAAGGCAAAGTAAACTGTCCAGAACATTACATGGTCATCATAAATTCTGAAGGCAACTCGGAAACTTTGCATGTACATCACTCTAGGCTTTTGATTTTGCAAGGCAAAAGGCCATCTTCAAATAACGAGCTAATAAGGCGTAGAGGCTGGGGGCTTTCTGTTTTGGAAACCGCTTATAGAGCAATCTCTAGCTATAGCGTAGCAATGCAAGGAGCAACCGACGCAAGCGGTGAGTTTTTTTGGAAAACATTGCAAATAGAAGGGTTAGCAGATTTAATTGCAGAAAATGACAGCGATTCTATTATAGACAGAGCAAGGCAGGCTATAAATGCACTTGGTGGGCATAATATAGGAATCTATGGAGAGGGGGAACAACTGAAAAGAGAATCTGCTAGCTTGTCAGGGCTTCCAGAGATAATTGACAGAATGGCAAATCAAGTTTGTGCCTCTTCTGATCCACCTATCCCATTTTCAATTCTTTTTAGTGCTGAAGGAGGAGCTTTAGGTGGCTCTAGTGCTTATGCAGACCAGAAAAATTACTATAAAAGAATAAAATCAATGCAAGAAACAGAGGGTAGGCAAGCGATAGACAAGTTTCTATATTTCCTTGGGTATGAACCGAAAGAAATTTCTTATGTCTTTAATCCTATTGACGAGCCTACACAAAAAGAAAAGAAAGAAATAGAGGTATTGCAGTCGCAGATTGACGAAAAGTATTTAGACCTCGGTGTTATTTTAAAAGAAGAAGTAAGAGAATCTAGGTTTAAAAAAGATGAGATAGATTTAAACTCATACAAGATAAATGAGTCTTTTTATGATGAGATCAAAAAAGAGGAAGAAAACTTTTTGAATGAAGAAGAAAATTAATTTAAAACCTTGATTTTCTTTTAAAAATATGAGGAAGTTTAGAGAAACTAATTATAGTAAAGAGATTTTACTATTAAAAAAGATATTTGGAAAAGAGATAAAGGATTTAGATAAGCTAATTAAGTCTAATATTTTAGACAAACTTTCTTTTTTGCTGTATGACTCCAATTCAAACATCATTAGCAACTCTGTTAAAAAAGTCAAGGTCGGTTTTTTTGGCAGTTTGATTGATGGCGAGATAATAGACGACAGAAAAAAGAAAAAAGACCTTTTTAAAAAAATTAGAATTGTTTTAGAGGACTTAAACAAAAAAAACTTAAAAAACTTTTCTTATAATTTTTTCAACTCGACAAAAAGAAAGCCTCAAGAAAGCAAAAAAAAGACTAGTGATCTTGTGAAAGATATTGCAAAGGATAATGCAAAAAAGATTACTACGCTAGCGGTTGAGTATATAGATCAAGTTGACGCTATTATAGTAGATGGTTTTAGAGAAGGCAGGGAAAATAAAACTATCATCGAAGAAGTAAAAAAAAAGATTGTTGATGTTTCTGACTCTAAAAAAGCAAATGCAAAGCTTATAGCGACTGATCAAATTCAAAAGCTAAATGGCGAGCTTGATAAGATCAGGCAAAAAGCAAACGGATCGACACGTTATATCTGGAGAACTAGAGGCAACGAAGCCGTAAGAGATGACCACAAAAGGCTTGAAGGGGCAATTTTTGAGTGGGGTAAGCCTCCTATAACTGTCACAAGTGGGAAAAGATCAGGAGAAAGGAACGAGCCTGCACAAGATATAAATTGCAAGTGCTACGCAGAATTTATCGTCGAAGATATAACAGGCGAAAAAACAAAGAAAATTACAATAGCAGAAGAAAAAACAAAGAAGCTTAAAGATAAAGGGTTTTTATGAATTTTAACAAAAACACAAACAATTTACAAAAAGTTTTTGACAAGCCTTTTGCTTTATCTATTCCAAACGGAAATGAAATAACTATAGATTTACACGGAGAATTTGAACACAACTCTGTAAAAATAGAAAACCTTACTAGAAAAGATATTCCTAACCCACAAGTCCGCAAAAAAGATAGTTCATACAATTACGCTACGTATAAGGTTTTTTTTCCTAAAGACTACTACAACCCAACTGAAAAGGTAGAGCTGGTTTTTACGGGAGAAAAAAAAGAAGAAGAGAAAAAAAGCGTTCTTGAGCCATGTTTAGAGACGGGAAAGAACTTTACAAAAAAAGCCTTTAAAATCGTGGCTTATACTTTTATCACAAGCTTTATTTTTGCTTTAATTCTTTACCTAGACAACAAGCACAAAGATATAACAGGAGGGGTTTTTAATAAAATCTGGTCTTACGTAAGCGTAAATTCAATGATTGAGAGAGCTACAAAGATAGATAACGCAATTATCACAAATAATCACGAATTTTATGATTCAGAAAAAGCGAAAGAATCTGAAAAAGAGATAAAAGAAATCGTTGAAGACTTTAGTTATAAAAAGAAATTTTGGTATGTTGGAAATGGCAAGCTGATTATGCGAAGCTTGCACAGAGGAGCATATCCAACAGGGGAAGGAAAAGAAATCGACATACTAGAAAAGCTTACATACTCAGAAGCGGTTGACGTTTGTGAAAACTACGGTGGAAGAATCCCGAAAAAGTCAGAGCTTGAAAAGTATCTTTTTTTTAAAAAAGGGTTAAGTGCAGATCTTGTCTTGCCTATAAATTCGGAGCATAAAGAGCCAGAGTGGACAAGCGATAATGTGAGCTGGGACGACTACAAGATTTTCATGAAGTCCTCAAAAAAAGTCCCTTTCCAGTCTGAGAAGGTGGGAGCTGATATTGTAGGAGATGATGGAGACACTTTCGTAGCTTTTAGGTGTATAATTGATGTTTAAAAATGCAAGATAAAAATTTCTTATACTCAATCTTCAGAGAGCCAAAAGACATACACAGAATTTTAGTTTCTGGGGTGTTAGCTCTTATACTTTCACACGTCTTTTACCTCTTTGAATCAGATTCAGAAAGTTTCTCTATCGTAAATGTCGATGATTATATACTTGTAGCTGTTTTTTGGTTTCAATTTGTTTTTTGCTTAGGATGGTGTCTTTTTAGTCAAAAAACGGGGCTTGTTATATACGGCAGGATAGGAGTTATTGCGTTATGGGCAATCTTAATACACAGGGTGTTTTATGGCGTAGAGTCGCTAGGCTCTTTTTTTGTAAACTTCGCTTTTTTACTCGGCTGGTCTGCTTGGCTTCCCTTTGCACTTTTTGGGCTTTCTATCGAAGGAGCTTTTATGAAGCTGAAACCTCTTTTCAAGAAGAGTGAGAAGGAAAAAGAAAAAACCGAAAGTAGTCAAAAAAATTTCAAGATTTTAAACTATAACATCGAAAAAGTAGAGAAAAAAGATGCTGTTTGAAACGCTGACAGAGGCATACGTATCAGTAAGACAAGTAGAACACGAGATAAAGTGGTGGGCTATAATAACGGCAATAAGTGTCTTTAAAATCTTAATGACCTATCAATCTAGCAACGCTTTTATCAATTCGACGATTTTTACAAGACGGCTTGCACAGCTTTTCGGTTATGGTGCTATATCAATCCTTCTTTTAATCCAATTCTGGCCATATATTCAAGCCTTTTACTTTGTGATTTTTAAATTTATTGATTCAGTTTTATGAAAAACGTTGAAAGAATTGATTTTTTAGAATCAAAAATAAAAAATATTGAAAAATTTAAAGATGAAAACGGCTTTGCTTGTTTTGAAGCTTACCCTACAAAAGTAGGCGTTTATAAGTATGCGACAGAAGACGGAAGCTTTAGATCTGAGTTTAGAAGCGAAGAAGAAGTTTTTAGAGTAGATTCAATCGAATCTTTAGCTTTAAAGCCTTTCACAGTTGAGCACGAAGGAGGTTTTGTAACTCCAGAAAAATCGAGCTATCAAGTTAAAGGCTCAACAGGGGAAAAGGTAGAGGTAGAGGGCGAGCATTTGAAATGTAAAATCGCAGTTTATGACAAAGAAGCTTTAGACGCTATAAGTAAAGACGGTGCAGTTGAGCTAAGTACTGGATACATTTGCGACACAGAAAAAAAAGAGGGTGTTTATAAAGGTGAAAAATACGACTATATACAAAAAAATATTCGGTATAACCACGTCACAGCTACCGTTAAAGGGCGAGGTGGTGAAACTTGCAGAATTAGGCTTGATTCTGCTGGCAATTTAATCAAAAAAAAGGAGCAGATGAAAAAAAAGTATGACGGGTACGACAGCGAAGAATTGAAAATCGACGCTATTGAGTACGAAGAAACAGAAGATACAGCAAAAATGCGTAAGGCATTAGATGCTTGCATGAATTATATAAAAAAAATAGGGAAAGACAAGAAAAGCGATTCTGAAATTGAGGCTAGAGTAGACAGCTTAAAGCTACAGTTAGACGCACTAAAAAACGAGAAAAAAACTTTAGAGGAAAAAACGCAAGGTTTAGTTGACTCAAAAAAACTTGATTCTCTGCTAGCAGAAAGAGATGAGATAAAAGAAGTTGCTAAAAAAATTGGGTACGAGATAAAAAGCTCTGAGGATTTTGAGTCTACTAATAAAAAATCTATTACTGAAATTTTAGTGCAGGCAGGATACAAAAAAGAAAAACTGGATAGCAATAAAACTTACTTAGAGTTTGCGTGGGATAGTTTTTACAAAGACCACGACAATTTTGCAAAAAACTATAATTCCTTAAAAAACCTTTCTGAGTCTGAAAACAGTCAAGAATATTTTCAATCTGACCTTTTATAAAAAAAGTTATGCAAACTACAGCTTTAGAATACCCTGTTAAGTATAGAGCGGGGATGATTACCAGAAGTTCTGATATTGTAACTTCTACAGGCATTTCAGAATCTTCGACAGACATTTTGCAAGGTCAACTTGTAATTTCTGACACAGCAAAAAACGGGGTGGATTTACCAGTAGCAACTTTTAACCCATCTCAAATATTTGGCATTGTTGGCGTTGAAATGAACAAAGCAAAAAACATAGGGGTAAATACTATTACTTATGAAAACGGTGATAGTATGCTTATCGTTCAAAAAGGTTTTATTGCTTTATCTATATCGGACACGGTCACTAAAAACCAGAGTTTATATTTTGTACACACAGCAGGAGGAGCAAGCCCAATCCATACTTTCAGATCTGACGCAGACACAGCAAGGGCAGATGTTACACCAATTAAGGCTCTGGAGGCTGGAGTGTCGGGTGACATTATTGAGTGCTACGTTGACGTTTATGCACCAATTGGCAATATATAAAAGGAGAAAATAAGAAATGCTAAAAAAACACATATATCAACAACGTTTTGATTCTGCTCTTTCTAACCAAAGTTTATACGAAGTTGTTTTTAGAGGTTGCACAGGAAAAGAAGAATCTCTTTATAAAGACAGATTAAAAGAATTTTTTAGGGCTGAGCAGTATTCACAAATTGCAGTAAACAAGCCAGAATTTAAAGACTTATACAAGCAAGATAAAAGTGACAAACAAATCTTTGACGAAGCAAAAGAAGTAAAAAAACACTTAGATAAAAAAAGATTTGATAATACAGGGCTTTTTTTTGAGAGAGATACAACTTATACAGACCCTACTCTTTATTCTTTAAGTTATAAACCGTTAGGAAAGTGGAGAAAATGGTTTGAGATACAAAATATAACGCCAGGCGAGAAGTTTGTAAGATACGTACAATTAGAAAGAACTGGTCAATCTGCCAAGTTAACTTCAAAGGGGGATGGTACTGTAAATTTTATTAGACCGAGTGCAAAAGAGTTTTTGAACAAGCAAGAGGTATATAACGCAGGATACTATTTTACTTTCGCAGAAATCAGGACTGCCATTGTAAGTAACTCTTTAGGAATTGAGATAGTCGAGGCGACAAAACAAAACGCACTAGGAACGTTTGATATAATGTTGCACAATAATATGATTCTAGGAGACTCTGAAGCTGGAGTAACTGGTTTAATTAATGCTCCTAACGTACCAAATATAGAAGCATCACAACCTGCGACAGGTACGAATAGGACTTGGCAAGGTGGTGACAAAACTAAAGAGGAAATTATAGCTGACATTAACGGGATGGCTACAAAAATTATTAACGATAATTTTTCTGCTTACGGAGAATCTGGTTTTATAATCGCTTTGCCTTCCGCACAATTTAATTACATCACAGGAACGCCAAGAAGTACTACAACAGATACCACAATTGCTTCTCAAATCTTGGAAAACTTCAAAGCAGAAGATGGCTCGCCCGTTATAAGAGGCTTTGTTTTACTGCATGAATTAAAAGGTCAAGGTCAAGGTGGGACAGATATGGCTATTTGTTTTAGACCAAATGAGGGCGATAAGATTAAAGCTAGAGTCAGTGAAGGTGTAATTTTCCACCCTCCTACTTTTAACCAACTTAGAATTGAGTATGCAATGGAGCAAGAGGCAGGAGGATTAACTATCATGAAACCTTTGTCAATGACGCAACTTTACGGTATCTAATGGCATACAAAATTTTCAACAACACAGGGAGAGAGTTTACGCTGTCCGTTCGAAAAAACGGAGCTAGTAAAAATTTTGTTTTCCCTTCCTCTGATGGTTCTGACAGCATCTTTAGTATACTTGATGACAAAGATTATAAAATCCTATTAGATAAAAGCACCTCTTTTAAAATCCTTTTAACTCAAAATAATGGTTTTAAAGAAGTTAAGCTAAAGGACTCTAAAAAATTGGAAGAGAAAAACAAATCTGACTACGAAAAAGCCAAGGTTAGCTGATATGTCTACAGCGGACGGCTTAATAGTTTGGGATGATGTCTTGAGAGTCGCTAAATACGAGGCTCAAGACTCAGGGATCGACCCAAACGTCATATCAAATTTTCCAGAGTCAGACAGAGAATGGTTTATCCAAGAGGCTTATAATTTCGTATCTGCTGTTAGACATGGCTTTGTATATGCTTATTATATGAGAGTGTATTACACGGCACATAAAGCGGTGCTCTCCTTGACTCCTGCAGCAGGTAAAGGGACAACGGGGAGTGAATCTATAGGCGGTGTTAGTGTTACAAATACACTGGCAGTAAATAACCCGACAGCAGAGCAAGGGGTTTTGGAGACGCATTTTGGGAGACAATATCATACGTGGAGAGAAAAATCAAAAAAGACTTTTAATAAATTTTACACAGGACAATGACTTTAAAAGTCACGGAAAAAAAAGATTTGCTTAATGATTTAGTTAGGAACTTGTCGAATCCAGAAGGAAACACAGCTTTAGTTGGAATTCATGGAGACGCAGACAGTGAAGTGCTTGATTATGCTGTTAAAAACGAGTTTGGAACTAAGAACATCCCTGCAAGACCTTTTATTCGTCAAACTTTTGACAAGTTTAAGGAAGATATTATAACTAGAGGGCTAGAGCTTTTTGTTTTTGTGAGAGACAAGAAACTTACAAAAAAACAAGCGTTATTTTCTTGGGGAGAATTCTACAAAGATTTAGTGCAGGGGCAGATCAACGAGGGAACAAATTTTGCCCCTAATGCTCCGTCAACTTTAAAGGCTAAAGGCGGAAATAAACACCCTTTACAAGATCAAGGAAGGCTACAGCAGTCTATAAAAACAGTAGTAAAATGATTGAAGGTAGGTCGTCCGCATTAGTTATAAGAAAAAGACAAACTCCCCATTTTATCATCAAAGACAATAGGAGTGCTGGAAGCTATGTAAACGGCGTTTACGTAAGAGAAAAAAGCGAAAAAGAAACCGTCTATTTGTACTCTCAACCTGTGAATAAAAACTTGGAACAAGGCGAAGTCGGGGAAAGGTCAAAGCAAATGCGGAACGGCTGGGCTACTATAGATCAGGATATAGCTTTAAGAGACAGAGTAGAAATTGGAAATGGTATTTTTACAGTGCAAAACATGCAAGAATGGGGGTATTTTAGGTCTTTTGACTTAGTAAGGACGGGAGAGAAACAAAATGTAGTTGAAGGGGCTGAAAGTGCTTCCATATAACATTGTTTACGGTTATCTTTCAAACAATTTCCCGTCGATTAGTTATATTAAGCAAAGTCAATCAGACGCACCAACACCAAAATTACCATACTGTGCTTTTAGCGAGGTGTCTTTTAGGAGAATTGGGAGAAGCCATAACAGCTTTGGAGAAAACGACTCTCAAGAGTATATAGAAAGAGTGCAAGTCTTAAACGAGCAAACTTTACAACTGATTTTTTGTTCAAAGACTGAACAACAGGCGGTGAATGAAGGTCTTACAGACTACAAGCCAGCTTACCAGCTAGCAAGCGAGTTTTTAACCTCTACTTTTTCAAGCAACTCAAAAAGCTACGAAAAAAGCAATGGATTTAGCTTGATTGATTACAGAGATCTAAGTTCAAGCTCTTTGTACTTGAGTGACGTACACGAGCTAAGAAGTCCGATAGAGTTAGTATTCAACTTTTTCTCTTGTCTGGATTTTGCCTTTGATCAGATACAAGAAATCAATGTTAATCAAACGATTTTAGGTATTGACGGAGAAACTCAAGCAGGCGAAATTCAGACTTTTAACATAAATACGCCAGACGGAGAAAATGTAGAAAATATCAGCTTTAGTATTTCAGACTAACCTAAAAAAAAATAAAAGATGGCTATAAACACCGTAAACGTGAATTTTACTATACAAGATAGTATAGCGTCCGCTCCTAGCTTGCAAAAAGTTTTACTTTTTGACCCAAGCCTTGACGAAAATAGCACGGAAACTGTTACAGACTTAACTCAAAATTTTGTGTCTCTAGAAGATTTAGGGAATACTTTTTCTAATACTAATAAGATTTATAAAGCAGGAAACTCATATTTTTCTCAGCGTGGGCATCAGAGAGGGTTTAAAGTAGCTAGGACGACAAGCACAGATGCAAATATAGCGGAAAGCTTGGATAATATTTTTGACCAAGACAGCGAATTTTTCGTACTTGTGACAACTTCAAAAAATGAGGTTGAAATTGATGAAATTGCGGATTGGGCGAGTAGCAAAAGAATTATTTTTATATTTTCTACTGAGTTTGATGCTATAAAACTAAGTGCCACTAACTTTACTGACATATCGTCTACATTAGGGGCTTTGTCATATAACAACGTAGTTGCTCATTGCCATCATAGATCAGGTATTGATGCGTCTACAGTGGGTTTAGTTGTGGCAAGTGGGGTAGCTACAATCACAAGCACAACTCACGGGCTAAGAAGTGATGATATAGGAAAAGAAATTACAATTTCTGGTCACTCAGATACTACAAACGTTAACGGAAATCGTACAATTTTAGGTATTACGGATGCAGACAATTTTACGGTTTCCGTACCAAATGCCGTTGACGCAACTACAGAAAATGTCGATTATTTTACAAGGTATGATTTTATTGAAATCGCATCTGTTTCTCAATTTATAGCGAGCCTTATTGGCACAGATGATTATTCGTCTCTAAAAAATCTGACGGGGCAACTTGTGATACCGAAAACAATTTTAAGTACTTCGCAAGTTGGAGTTTTGAGGGATAAAAACTACGTAACTTATGTATCTGAGTATTCTGGTATAAATGTTACTGCGGACGGAAAGTGTGTGACAGGAAGACAAGTAAAAGATGAGTTTGTTAGGGTTTGGCTGGAAGTTAACACTGAGGTGGAGGCTTACAATGTAGTTGTGAACGAGAAACCGCCTTTTAGTAATGTTGGGGCGGAGCAGATAATTTCAGGCATTAAAAAGCCAGTTGACGAGCAACTAAAAAGAGGTGGTATTGAGTCGCTAGTTACTTTAGACCCCGAAAATTATAAGCAAGACTACTTGATAGAGGTAGATGACGCTTCGACTGCTACCTCTGCAAATCGACAAGCAGGGATTTATCCGAACTTCAAAGTTACTGTTGCTGTTGGTGGTGTTATCAGGTCTGTTACTGTTAATGGTGATATTTTAGTATAAAGGTATAAATGGCACTAAGTTCAAAAAGTTCTACTTTTAACCCTGCTGATTTTATCTACGTTGTAGATGGTAAGACAATCACAGGGCTTGCAAGGGGTACGCAATCTACAGTCACGTGGAATACTGACAAATTTAACGATGCAATAGGTAATGACGGGGAACATGCTAGAATTATGACCAATGACAGGTCCGCTATTCTTTCTCTTGAGTTAATGCAGACAAGCGATTCAAACGAGGTTTTAAGTGATCTTTTTAACGAGGACTCAAATTCAGGGAATAGACTTTTTGTTGTGTCTTTAAAAGATCAAAGGGGCAATACGCAATTTAGCTCTACGGGGTGCTATATAAAAAAGTGGCCAGACATAATTTACGCAGACTCGATACAAGTCAGGGTTTGGAATATCTACTGTCCACGCATGGAAGGGGTTTTAAGTGGTAACGTAGCACAGTAAAAGACATGATTACAAGAGATTTAAAGCTAGGAGAATATACGTATAAAGTAGACGAGTTTTCAGCGACCAAAAGAATGATTCTGCAATTTAAAATTGCTAAAGTTTTTTCAAGTTTTTACAAAAACGTATCATCTGCTAAATCAGAACAAGATTTGCAAAAAAAGATTTTTGAAGTGTTCGAACAGGCTGATCCAGAAGAAAGTGCAAAAATTATCAAAGAATTGATTATGGAAAGCGTTTCAGCTCCTAATTTTAAGGAGGATCATAAGCTTTTTGATAAGCACTTTTTATCAAATTATAGCCACATGATACCACTTGTAGCAGAATGCTTTGAAGTTAACTATGGAGAGTCAATACAAGAGATAAAAAAAAAATTTCCGATAATAGGGGCGATTTTCCCGAAGTTTTCAAGCGAGGATACGAAAGAAAGCGAGTAAACACGGACGGATTAGAAGAAATCGAGTTTTTACAGCTCATGTTTACGTCAAAAGGCTATGGTTCTCTAAAAGAAATCAAAGAATTACCCTACTCCGAACTTTTAAAAATGATCTATTTTGAAGACTTGAAAGCTATAAACTCTTGGAATTCGATAATCAGAGAGGAGTTACTAGATGGCTGATGAAAAAGTAAGGGGATTGCTTGCAGAGCTTGGTTTTGACTTTGACCCTTCAGGAGCGGAAAAATTCAAGAAGACTTTTGACGACTTAAAAAAACAGTTAAAGAGTGCAAATAAGGATTTTGACGCTTTTACTTTTAAAGGGTTTTTTAGGAACTTAAATAAACAAAAGAAAAAAGAAAATTTCAAAGGTTTTTTTGAGGGATTAGAACAAGAGTTTAAAAAGCAGAGCAAAATTTTGTCAAGAAGCATGAAAGCCAACCTTGCTCTTGTAGCGATAGAGGTTGGAAGAATGGCTAAAGATGTTTTAGGACAGACTTTTAGAGCTTTTGCAACGAAAGAAGAAGCAGAATTTTTAATCAAGGCTAAAATAGGAGAGGAAGGGCTAGAGAATATCAAAAAGTCAATCGCAGGCATAAAACCAGAAGCAAAGGGAATGATCAAAGAAATCGACGTTTTAAACGCCTCTTATCAAGCCTTGCTGACCTCTGGAAAAAAAGGAGTTTCTCTTGTCTTGGGGAATATTGAAAGAATTGCAATGTCAGCAGTACAAACACAAACCTCTTTTGAAGATGTTGCGTCAAGAATCATACAGTTTTACTTGCAAGGGGGAATTGAGAATCTTAAAAACCTAGGATTTACTCCAGAACAAGTACAAGAGATGCAAAAAAGAGGGTTTGACAAGCTTACAACAGACAAAACCATGATGGATGCAAGAGGGCGGTTTTTACAAGAAGGGCTCCCGAAGCTACAAACAGAAAAGTTTTTTAAAGAGTACAAAGGCACACTATCAGGTCTTGGAACTCAGTTAGGCACAGAGTGGGATAAGGCACTACAGCTAGGAGGAGAGAAAGTATTAAAGCCTGTGTTTAAGGATTTGCTATTTATAAGAGACAAGGGTTTTATCGATTATTTTAATATGGTGAACAGGAGGAATTATGAAGCTTATATGGGAGGAGAAAAACAACAGCAAAAACCAACCATAGGTACGCAAAACAACAATTTTAACATTCAAAGCACTGAGCCAGAAAAGGTAAGACAAGAGGTTCAGGATTTTTTAAATGGACAGTTTCAGAAAACTCAGCTTGAAGTAAGAAGGGAGAAAACGCCAGAATCTCCTGCAGATGACTTTGAATTACTTGAGTAATGCCTAGTTTCTCAGATCCCCCCAAAAGGAGTACAATTCTTGGCCTTGGATTTCCAATTGCTATCGATGCAGTACTCTCAGAAAGTCACGAATCTACGAAAGAATTCACGCAGTACCCTACAGAATCTTTTCTGGCCAACGACAACGCTTACAGTTTGCCAGAAAAGCTTGAGTTAAAAATTCTTGTTACAGATACTCCTACTGATGGCTCGCCAGTTTTCGCAGGAAGACATAGGGCGATTTATTCTCAACTTAGGCTATGGCAAGAGCTGGCAAGCCCTGTGATAGTCTCTACTGGCCTTAGATCTTACGCTCCAGTTTACATAGAGAGGCTTAACGCAGTAAAAACCCCTCAAGATGGAAAATCCATCATACTTAACATAAATTTCACGCAGATCATACAATCGGAGTTGAGTCTTGCGTTGCTTGTTGCTAATCTACTTGTATCAAGTGATATTGCTTATACAGCAACAGAAAAAGTAGACATAGGAGTGATTTAAAGGAGTGTTTTGGCAGAGATTGAGTTTAATCTTTCGACAGTGCAGTCAAGTAATTTAAGATACTTTAGCTTTAAAAAAGAGCTTGAGGGCGTAGTTTATGAGTTTACTTTAAGGTATCTAAAGCTGATTGATCAGTGGATTTTGGATGTTGGGGAAGACTTAAAGGGGGTCTCTGTTGTTGGTGGAGTTGATCTTTTAAAGTTTTACAAGCATTTAAACGTGCCAAAAGGAGAGCTTAGAGTTGTGGATATTGACGGCCTAGGGAGAGACCCAAGCGAGGAAACCCTAGGAGAATCTTTGGTGCTTAGGTACACAGAGGCAAATTGACAATTTTAAAAAGACACATTGAGGTTGAGATCAGAAAAACAATAAGTTCGACACCAGAATCCATTATAAATAAATTTAACCCTTTGCTAGAAAATGCACAGATTTTCTGCTCTTTTCAATGCACTAAGCAAGTTTCAACGGATATCCCTACAGAGTGTTTCATCGACTTCTATAATCTAAGCCCACGAAACATCGGTCTTTTAGACTATAAAAAAAGACTTACAAGCTCTGACACTGGGGTAATTCTTACGATAAAAGCAGGGTATAGGAGTAAAGGCTTAAAACATGTTTTTACAGGTGTTGTAGTTAGTGCAAGCACGAGAAAAGAAAGAGCGAATTACATTACTAGAGTGCAACTACGGAGTGGCTTTTTCGATTTATTTAAAAAAAACGTTGACTATACCGTAGCAAAAGGAGAAAGTAAAAAGCAAGTTTTGATAAAGGTTTTAGAGAATGTAGGCCTAAAATTGGCATCAGGTTTTGAGAGCTACTTAAACGTCAGCTTGCTTGGTCAAGAGTATAAAGAAGAGGAAGAAATCTCAGAGCCTTTAAATGTTTTTTTGAAAAGATTCAAGAAAAGTAATGCTAAAAATATAAGCTTTAGTTTTGATGATATAGCAGGAGGAGCTAGCGTAAGCACAGAAGTAAGCCCTTTTTTTGTAGGTACTATAAATCCTCTTGGCTCTTCTTTCTTAGTTTCAAGCTCTAACGCTGATCTAATAAACTCACCAGAGATAACAAATAGAGGGGCAAATCTAGAGATACAGCTTAAACCAGAAGTGAAAATTGGTGATAAAATTCTGGTTGAGTCTAAAGTACTAGCAAGACTTGCCACTGGAACGGGAATTTCTCCAGCGAAATTTCAGAGGCTAACACCAGTAAGAATTGAACATGTATGTGACAATAGGGATGGACCTTTCATCACGAGGCTTGAGTGCTATTTTTATGAGCCAAGTGTCATAGGACTATAGCATGGAAGGAGACTACACGCTTAAAGGATGCATCGAGGCAGTTATAGACAATGCTCTTAGTAAAGTATCTACTTTTTTCCCTGCACAGATTATACAAGCACGTCCCGTAGGCGATAAAAAAGACGTGTATGTGTGCGATGTACACTCAGGGTTTTTGAAGTATAACTTTGACAAAGATACGACAGAAAAAAGGAAGATTTTGAACGTTCCGATAATACTTCCTAACCGCACTAACACGTTCATAATCCGCCCGCCAATGGACGCTGATTCGCTTAAAGGTGCATACTGCGGTCTTTTAGTGTCGAATAACTTTCTTGCAGACTGGAAGCAAGAAGGAGGACAGGTTTTTCCTTCAGATGGGAGGAAATTCCATTACGCTGACGCAGTAGCTATCCTTGGACTTTATCCCGACAAGATAGGATGGGATACTCCTCCGAAGCAAAAGACGGCAGAAATAAAAGTAAAAGATGGGAACTTTTTAGAAATCGGAAACTCGACGGTAGACGTGCTAAAAATACTAGCAGACTTGATAAAAATTTTACTTACTAATGCCTCAATTATCGATGGTGCAGCAGGATTAGACCCGAATCCAGCGACAACGCTAAGCACTGCAACAGGGGATAATGGGGATACACTAGCAACCATGTTTACCAAGATACAGCAACTTTTATCCCCACCTAGCTAATGGCGAAGTATATCGATTACAAACTAGACCAAAACGGAGACATAGTAGTAAAAGATAACGCTTTTGTCTTTGTGGAAGACGCTGAAGTTATCAAACAGCAAATAGAGACGAACCTGAGGCTTGTTGCTGGTGATTGGTTTCTAGACTTGTCAGAAGGGATAGGCTACTTTGACAGTAACGAGCCAGTTTTTGGGGCAAGCTCTTTGGCTATCACACGAGAGGCTGAGATAAAAAATGCTATAACAAGAGTGCAAGGAGTTTCACAGATTTTAGAGTTTGAGGCAGAGGTGACAAGAAACAGCTCTTTAGATATAAAAGTTTTAGTTTTAAGCGAGTTTGGAGAAGTTCCAATTACAAGTGAAGTAGGTTTTTAATGGTTTTGAAATTTGATGAAAGCGGGCTACAAACTGAATCGCTTGCAGAGATAAAAGAAAAGTTAAGAGAAGACTACAGGATAAGCTTTGGAGCGTCTTTTAACCTAGACGAAAGCTCTATCACAGGGAAAGAGATAGGGATTCTTGCAGAAAACTTGGCTTTGATTCAAGAAGCAATTCAGGGGGTTTATAGTTCAGGGTCAAGGACTACGGCTAGCGGTGTATCTCTAGATAGAGAAGGAGAGCTTTTGAACCTTGCTAGAAAGCCTGCTACTTTTAGCTCTGCTACTGTTTATGTTAGAGGAACTCCAGATACTCTAGTCAATGCTAATCAGCTTAAAGCAACGGTTGACGGGACTAACGACACCTTTCAAAACGGAGATAGTTTTACAATAGGAAGCTTGCCTAGCGAGTCTATAGACACACTGACTCAAACTGGAGGCATCGCCACTGCTACTATAAGTGGTGGGCATTCTTTTGCTGAGAGTAGCTATGTCTTTATCAGAGGGGCAGATCAAGAAGGGTACAACCTTTTAGCTCAAATTAGCAATGTAACGGCCACAACTTTTGACTACTTAGTAGACGCTAGCACTGTCTCCCCATCTACGGGAAGTGCTACAGCTTATCAAGCAACTCCAGTAAATTTCCTTGCTTTAGTGACAGGGCCTATCAACGCCTTTGCTGGTACTTTAACTCAAATTGTAGGTACAGTAGTTGGAGTAGATGAAATTGAAAATGCAAGTGATGCAACGCTAGGTTCTGAAGTAGAAACGGACGCACAGTATCGACAAAGGCTTGACGACTCCATAGGAGTGACTGGCGGAGGGCATAGAGAGGCTATTTTAGCGTCTATACGAGGAGTATCAGGAGTACAAAGTCAAGTTGTTTATGAAAACGTCGAAGGCTTTACAGACTCAGATGGAAGGCCAGCACACAGCGTCGAATGCTTCGTTGAAGGAGGATCAGATGCAGATATAGCACAAGCTATATATGATACAGTTTCGGCAGGAATTAGAACTTTTGGGAATGTGACAGAAGTAATCACAGACTCAGAAGGAGAAAGCGTTAACATAAGTTTTTCTCGACTTGTTATAGTCGAAATTTACGTCGATGTTACTTTGACAGTAAACACAGACATACAGCAAGGGCCAGTTTATCCTGTTGACGGCGATGATCAAGTAAAGCAAGCTTTGTCGAGTATAAATTTTTCCCCTAATTTCGACGTTTGGGAAACTTCTTTGAGGTCTGCAGTGCTTTCAATAAACGGAGTTATTTCCGTAGATTCTTTGTTTTTTGATAAAACAGCAAGCCCTGCAAATACAAGCTCAATTGTAATTTTACCGACTGAGAGAGCAAATATTGATAGCAGTAACGTAACAGTGTCGAGTTGATATGTTTGAAGATAAACAGGATTTTTTAGAAAAAGGGCTTGAAAGACAAGTAAGCCGTTTCAAGGCAAAAGAAAACATTGACAAAAAAACATCAATAGTATTAAATAAAATACAATCTTATTTTGACGTTTTTTTTGAATATCTAAACAAGAAAAACACGAGTAATGCCGTTGGAGTTGGCTTAGATAGGATAGGTGAAAAGTTTGGGCCTCTTGGACTTAGAAATGGTAGAGATGACGAAGCTTACAGAAACTATTTAGCAACTTTGCCTGCTAGACTGCGAAATGCAGGACAGCACGAGGTTATAATCTCAGTCTTTAAAACTCTGACGGGAGCTTTAAAAGTAGAGTACGTTGAACGCCCTCCAATGTCAGCAGAGTTTAAAGCAGTTGTGGTTTCTTTTGACGATGTGTCTAATTTACAGGCTATCAAGTCACAAATGGACGAGGTAAGAGCGTTAGGAGTAAAGTTAGATTTCAGCTTAAAACTGGAGCAAGGGTCTTTTGCTTTATCTCCTTTGCCGTCTGGTGATATAGAAGCTGGAAGAGGGCTAGCAGATTCGCCAACAGGGAGTAACGGAGGGATTTTAAACTTGGGGTTAAAATGATTTTTGGCGTAGAAATAGACAATAAGACGACAATACCTAACGGCCTAAAAAGTAAAGGCTTTGAGGCTAATGTAGAAGGAAGTAAGACAATACACGACAAGTATTTAAATTACCTACTTTTTAAGCTTAAAGTTGATCATGTCTGGGGGACTGAAACGCAAGTAAAAGACTTAGAGCCGACAGCTACTTTTTATACAGACGTAAGCGGTAACGCACTCGACAAAAACGACGCTTCAGTAAGCTTTTTTGATGATGATCGAATCGTAATGGCTCACAACGTCGCTCTTGTTGCTAACTTATCGCTCGATTGTCAATCAAAGAGGCTAAGGATAAGGACTGAGCAAAACAACGCACTTTCTTTATCTACTTTTACAATAAACTTTTTAAATCCTGCTTCTTCAGAAATTACTATAAACACTGATGACATAACGAATTCTTTTGACAAAATTGTAGCTACAGGGATTACAGGCACTATAAGGTTAAATGGGAAGAAAAAAACCACAACTTTTAGCTCGAATATATCAGAAAAAAGTGCTAACTATAGCGTGCAAGACTTTGATTATTTACTGAAAGCAGATTCTAGCAGTGGAAGTTTTGACTTTACTTTACAGCCAATAGCTCAAACTATAGGGCAACAAGTATCTTTTTTAAAGGAATCTAGCGACTTGAATCAAATTGACATAAAAGATAGCGGAGGAAACGATGTGACATCAATCAATACACAAGGAGAAAAAGTTACTCTTTTTAACGACGGTGTTTCTTGGGTTGTCGTTGATAGGTATATCCCTAGTGAGTGGATAAGCCTAGGGCCAACAATCATTCAGGGATTAGTTGCTAACCCTACAAAGGGGGGAGTAATTACTGATGATATTTTGCTAAGAAGGTCTGGAGATTCTGCTGAAGTGGTTATGAGCTATAGCCAATCTTCTTCTGGCACAGCAGGGAGTGGGGATTATTTCTTTTTACTTCCTACTGGGTATGTAATAGACTCTTCTAAGATAAGTCAACTTGGGAGTGTCGTTTCTAGTGTTGGGACTTTTCATGGAAGGACAAGCGACCTTGTAAATTATATAAGAAACTTAGTTGGAAACGTTTTTATGTTTAATTCGAATACTTTAAGGGTTTACGCTCAATTTGGTCAAGACGGAGCAGTCGTGACTGGTGGTTCAGCAGTAATAGGTTCTTCTTTTGAGTCTTTATATGTTCCCGATTTGACATATAATTTAAACTTAAAAGTTCCAATCGTTGGCTGGAAAGGGTAAAAATGGATGAGCATATGAAAAAACTTGAAAAAAAATTAACTTTGAAAAGGAAATGCAGTGAAGAAATAACTAGAGGTTTTAAGTCAAAAGCAACAGGGACAGAATTTTTTTATTCATCTAAAATTCACAGTCAGATAAACTTACTTTTTTGTCTTTTTTCTGAATCAGAACAATTTGTGTCTGTAAAAAACAAAAAAGGGGAGGGACAGAGGTTAAAACACACTAATAAGGAAATAAAAAACGTCATAAAAGATTTTTTGAGTTTTAAAGATGAAAAAATAAAAAAGTTATATAAAAAAACAAAAGAAATTGAAAAAAGCAAAAACGATGAAGATTTAGAAAAAGTAAAATGGTAAAAGTTTTTTTAATTTCAACTATTTTTTTTGTTTTTTCTTGTGCTTCTTCTAGTGAGAGCAACAATGAAAGTTCTTCGGGAGGAGAAGGGAAAACAGGAGAAAGCGCAAAAAACAACAGTAAAAACAAATTAATTATGGGGGAGTCAAGATGGGGCGAGACAAAATTTTAGCTTTTTTATTTTTTATTTTTTTATCAAGCAATGGAATTTCTCAGATAAAAATGCCGTATACTTTTAAAAATGGCGATATAGTAAATGCAAATGAAATCAACGCAAATTTTGAGCATATTAATGGGTTTAATGTTGAAGTAAGATCTAAAGGAATAGGGATAGGGAAAACACATTCATCATATTTAGATGGCTTGGGAGTTGCTCAGATCATTGATGTTTTGCTTGATTTTGGTGGGCATAAAGTAAAAATAAAGAAAGATGGATCAATCGAAGGGTACAGGCAACTATACTTTTTCGAAAGCGACTGTTCAGGTACAGCGTATATAAGACTTGATTCTTGTGTTGGCTGTGATGCAACACATTTCTTTTTCGAGACGGATGGTGAGGTTTTTTATGCTAATGGGGGCGTATATTACACTAAAAAAGATGACGACTATTTTTATGGGAAGCCTGCGTATAAAAGCCATTTTGATATATACGGGCATATAAGTCAGCCACCATTAAGCTGTTCACCAACCCACCCTTTCGAAATTTTGATGAAAAAGGCTTACCCTAACAACCCAGCAATTACAGGAGTAACGGGGGGGGTAATCCCAAACCTAGAAGTTGTAGGCTTTACTCAAAAAAGTTTAATAAAAGTACCGTAGAGCATGGAAAACGTCTTAATCGGGATTTTAATTGTAGCTTTTTTATATCTTTCTTTCAGATTTATCAGGGGTAGCTTGAAATTTGCGATAGTTTTGCCCATAATTTTATTTTTACTATTTGTTTTTTTGAGTTTTTACATAGATAATTCTTTCGAGGACAAGGTAAAAACACACATAAAATCAGTTGAAAGTATAGATGATTTATAACTTTGCGATTCAAGAGTTTTCTAGCTCTTTTATAAGTGCTGACTTATCTACAGGAGTAGGCTCTGCAACGATAGAGATATATGACAAAGACAGCTCTTTGCTTGCTTTGTCAGACAATAGCCTTACAGAAATTTCTACTACTGGATTTTTTCTTTTTGATCTTTCAAAAGTAACAACGCCACCAGTCACGTACACGCAATATTTTTATAAGATATCAAGAGGGGCTGTCACCTCTACAGGCCAGATTGATGTAGGTTCTCAGGAGTGGGGCTTGGATACTTGCAAAGTATCGCTTTCTTTGAGAGAGCCAAACGGTGACCCAATGGAGGCTACAAAAATTTACTCTAGTAAAAATAAGATTTTTGCAGAGATACAAAGTACTTTTTATCAAAGCTCGACTAGTACTTATGTCTACAAGTGCGAGATAAAGCCAGACTTTAACGCCACTACCAGCGTCATAAGCTGGTTACTCCCTCGCAGTTCTTCAGTAAAATTCTTTATTTCTATCCTCGACATAAACGCTACTTATACTATCCCCGATCAAAGCGAAATAAGCTTTTACGACTTGTCTATCTTGACTTAGTCATGGCTATCTTAACATATCTTCAGAGTTTAGGGGCAACTCATCTTTTTGACTTTGACAATCGAGGGACATTAGTTGCTGACGATCTAGGAAACAGCGTAGACCCTACAAACATAACTGGAGGCAATTACACTTTTGAACTAGAGCCAGTTTGTGAAGGTGTTACTCACTCACTAGATGTTATCGCAGATACGAGAAATAATACAGATGGAGCAATTTTCGACTCACGAAATGACATAAATTCAAGTAATGGGGCAGGGAATGACACAAGCATTTTTGACTACAACGCAGGGGTTAGAAGCGTTTTTATCTGGTGTCGGCAAACTGAAATACAAAATCCAACTGCAATTTATGAGCAAGGAGGAGGTAGTAATAACTTTGCTTTTATGGGAGGGGCTTTAATAACTTGGCAGGCTGCGGACTCTGGACAACCTTTTTTGATAGTACAATCAAAAAGCCTAGCACAAGCAAACCGCTCTTATTTTTTAACGGGGATATGGGAGCATTACACGCAACACTTAGGGGCTGGCAACAGGATTTTGTTTTATATCAACGGAGTTTTGCAAGGCATTTTTGAAGGGACTGGTACTGATAATTTCCCTGGTCACGGAGCAAATATTACTTGTGGGAACTCTGGGGACAGTTTACAGTCTTTTGCTGGGACTGGACTCTCATCCCAAACCACAGACAAAAACTGCAATTTTCTGGGGATGTGCAACAATGTTTCTTTGACTCAAGCTCAGTGCAGAGAAATTTTTGAAAGAACTACTTTTGCAGAGGTTACAATCCCTGCTGGGACAGTCGCAAGTCAACAAACAGCACTAGATGCATTATCAACAAATACTTATGAAAATGTAAACTGTGCAATAAGAATATTACAGGCTACAGATGCAACGAATTATAGGCTTTTTGTAGACAATATCAATTTTAACGCAGATGCAAATCTTGAGGATATATCAGTACAGTTTGTAGGTACTGGGGTTTTAACTCTAGAAAACACAAACGGAACTGTAATACAATACACCTCATCTCCTCCTGAAGTTGAAACTACATCAACAACTTATACTGGGGGCGGCAGTACCGTGGTTGTCAATAATACAATAAGGTACAAAACAAATAGCATTATCACCAACTCATCGGCGACAAAACTTGTCTTTGATGGAACGGGCACAACATATACTGTCACTGGTGGTACGATATCCGAATTTGAAAATGTGAGTGGTAATACTGTTACGGTAACCTTAGATAGTAGTGCTACAATCCCTAGTACGATCTTAGAGACGAGCGGAGCTATCGTTGTAATAGCTCCTCCTATAGAAGTAAATTTTACAAATCTACAAGCTGGAAGTCAGGTCGTTGTGTTCCAAGCAGGCACTCAAGTTGAGATTTTTAGAGAAGACGTTAGCGGAACGTCTTCGCAATGGTCTGAGGCTTATATATCGGATATTGATTTCGATTATACTATACAAAAAGCTGGTTTTTTGCCGATAAGGGCGACAGGCTTTACAGCGTCAAACTCAATACTGAGTTTTAATGTCTCTCAGATAGAAGACCGTGCTTATCAAGCGTCCTCAGGGCTTATTTTTGGAGTAGATGCTACTATAGATACAGTTTTAAAAACCTTTAGTGTGTCCACAGCAACGACTGTTCAGAATTTTTACAGCTTTTTTATAGAGTCATTTATAAGCGAGTCTACGCTTACTAATACCACTTTTCCTCTATCAACAAACGGGCCTAATTCTTTTTCGCTAAATACTGGGTATGAATTTGACGGGCAGGCTAGTATTGGCTTTTTGAGTCGTGATGGATTGCGTTACGTAGATACTTCAGGGAATGTTACTGCGATCTACTCAGCAATTCAATCGATTGGAGAAGCGACAGGCCTTCAAGGAGAATACCAGCAAGTAGAAGGAGTAGGAGTTACAGACGCAAAAGCAACAGGGAGTTTTGACCAGCTTATACAAGTTTTTGGTGACGCTACTCACGGCAACTTTGACTATAGAGACCACCTTGTCTTAAAGTATCAAGCAAACGGATTCAGAGAGTCTAGGAGCGATGTTGTAGCAACTTATGGTACGCTAGAGGACCAGCTTTATATTGTAGCAATGGGAGCTCAATCTATAGATGGTCTAGTACTAGGAAATCCTTTTGTGAGTGGTGTTACAGTTACAGATCATGGGGCAGCTCCTGTCTCTTGGGATGCAGGAGACGGTCTAAAAGACTACTCTATCACAATAGAGGATTCTAGTAGTAACTCAGGAGATGATATTTTAAGGTGGCTCAATTACAACCTCTCTCTTGATACTGTGTTTCAAGGCAAAGAGCCTTTCAACTGGCCAGAAATGGTGCTTTCTACTGGCTCAGGCTTTGAAACTTCAAGGGGAGTTGTAGAAGGCTCTACAGGTGCGACGTTGAAAGGAGTTAGGGTAGTTCGAACAGGAGGTACTCCACACCCCGATTTTTTGAGATTCCAAGCAGATGATGGGAGTTATGGGATACCAATCCCTCAATATACAGCAGTCATTACCAATATCGAGCCTAATTCGAGGCTTCAACTTTATAACGTTACTACAGCAAGCGAGATTTTTAACGGAATTGTGGTAACCAGCACTTATAGTCAGGATTACCTTGAAGGCTCTAGCTATAGTGTAGGAGATACTGTAAGAGTAAGACTTACTTATGCAAGTGGTCTAAGTGCTAAGATCAACCACCAAGCAACTGTTTTAGCGTCAACTGGCTGGAGTTTAATTGCTGACCAGCAAGACGATCAAGTGTACGCTGACTTTGCTACAGACGGTTCTACGATCACAAAATTTACGGCAGATTACGTTAACGATGAAGTTGATTTAATCGTCTCAACCGACTTTTTAGCTAGTGAGTTGTACAGTTGGTGGGTGTATAATTTATCTACAGAGCAAGGGATACGTGAGTTTTTTGGGGGGATAACTGCAATTGACGCAGCAAACATCAAGATCAATGACAACACGCTCTCTATATACTTAGATAACACAACTTCTGTAACAGTAAAGCAAAGCGATGTAAGAAGGATTTTTAGGGGTGACTCCACAGGTCAGGCACAGTATCCAGTAAAAGAGCCAACTTCTGGTGGGGGCGGCATTGACGTTGACTGGAAGCAACCAGTAATCGATGTCTCTGCGGCAATAAAACAAGCGTTGCTATCTCAAATACCGCAAGAGATGTGCTTAATAAAGGCGACCGTAGTCAACAATAACGACATGCCTTTAGAAGCAAAAATTTTACTAGAAGAAAATGAGTTTTACGCTCAAGTAGTGAATAATTTTTACGATTCTTTTAGCAGTAAGTATACTGTTTCTGACAAAGTACTTGTCGATTCGTATAGCAAAGAGACAGGCGTTGTAGAGTGGGTTTTTCCTCAGGGAGCAACCGTGAAATTTTTTATTAAAAGGCTAGGTATTAATCATGTAGTTACAATTCCTGCACAAAAAGAGGCCAGCTTACATGATCTTTTGAGCTAAAAGCCCATAACTCCAGTGATGCCAACTGCTGTAAATCCCGTCGAATTTTCTTTTTCATGTCCACCATTTAGCATCATTCTAGCACCAAGCATCAAGCTTTCATCTCCAAAAATCTTGTAAAGAGCAACTTCGTAAGCTTCAGCAATCGTGTCATTTTTATCTTGATCATCTTTTGTTTCTGACGCTGTAACTCCTCCTCCAGCTTTAAATACCCACGATTCATAGGGGTATATTCTAAAAAGTAGCTTGGTAGTAAAGTGTAAGTGTCTAACTTGTCCGTCTCCTTTAAAGCCGTTTTCTTTAAATTTCAGATTTGTGTAGTCAGAGATAAGAGAGAAAAAGGGATTGAAAGCAAACTCGTAAGAAAGCGAGTAGTTTTGCGTTTCGTTGCTTTTTTGTGAGTTGTGATGAGGGTATGCTGAGAAATGGTAAGTGTAAGAAAAAAAGTGTTTTTTGTACTCCGTAAACCCTTGATTTTTACTTTTGTCGCCAGCTTCTAGCCTTCTTTTTTCTCCACCGTCAATTCTTTGTGGTACTTGATAGGGTATAGTTTGAGGTTGGCTTGCGTAAATATTTATATTGCTTGGAGTTTGTTCACGATTTTGGCTTAAAATCGTTTTTTCTCCGCTACAACTTGACCCATAGCCAGCGACGCACCACGAAAAAGAAATAGCAGGAGAAAATAAAAAAGCTATAAAAACTAATCCTCTAATCATCACACCCCTTAGTTATTTTGTCAATTAATTTGCACTTTTTATAGTTGATGGCCTCTGACTTTTCTTGGCTTGCGTTTTTTGAGGAGCAAGCAAAAAGCACGATCATAAAGCAGAAGATTAAAAATTTCATATCCAGTTTTTTTTGAGTAGGGGGTTGAGAGAATCGCAAAAGTAGTGCGTTAAAAAGCCTACTGCTATAGCGAGAAAAAAGATACCGAAAGAGGGCAAAAAGTAGACACCGACAAGGCTTAGAGCAAGTGGTATGATATACTTGTGCGTATATCCTCTATGCTTTTGAGTTTTAATAGCCATATAGGAGATGCCTATGATGGCACTTTCTATGTGCTTTCCAGCGAGCAAAAGAAAAAGAGCAGTAGCAACGCCTACCATTGCAGCATATCTTGAAGGAACTGATTGAGTGTCTAAGTCAGGGAAAAGGGAAAAGAGATAAGTAAGCACGCCACAAGCTAGGGATATGACGTTGTTGCTCGTAAGATAAAAAGTAGAGACGGAGACAAGGGATGCAGAAACAAGCCCGTAATTGCTATGATCTTTAAAATTCATGTTAGATAATTGTTGACAAAATAATACTTATTTATTAAATAAATAACATTACTTTTTAGAGATATTAAAACAACAATAAAGGAAAGATGAAGCTAGTAAAATATAATTTTTGTGATTTTGAAGAGTATCTAAAAGAAAAGGAGTTTGCAAGTAGTTCTGAGTTAAAAACCTTTTTTTCTTGTCCAGCAAGCTTGAAGTACGAGGTAAAGGCGAGTCACGACATGTACATAGGGACAGCTTTTGAGCTTTTAGTAGCAAAAAAAATTCTAGGCTTAAAAGAATTTGATGAAAAGTTTTATATTACAGACTTAGAAACAAAGCCAACAAATGCAATCGAAGTTATAGAAAAGAAAAATGCTCAAGAGCATATAAAGACACTAAAAAACGGCAAGCCTTCATCTTCTAGTGCTTTTTATCTAGAGTTAGAAAGAGAAGATTACCGATACCCTTTAACGAAAAGCCAGCATAGCCAACTGGAATCTATGTTTGAAAGCATATCACAGGCAAGCTTTAAAGGGGTAAAGTTTGAAGAGCTTTATAAAAAAGCTGATAGAGAGCTAGCTGTTTTTTGGGAAGATGGAGAAGGGCGAAAAA